CAGTTATAACCTTTCGAGGACTTATCATCAAATGCTTCAAGTAAGCCAACTTTATTCTTTGTACCTTTCTTTCGAACGCCTGGATAAGCGGAGAAAACGTTGTCACTTGTATCACCTCGCATACATTTTTCAAATAGTAACCATTCAGGATTAGGTGCTTCCTTAGGCAGTTTAGTTTTCTTGTCTATAACTTCTTTGCCTTTGTCGTCAAAATAACCTTCGTGTGTAATTGTAACGTTTTGTATACCATTGTATTGACGTACATTAGGAGCAATCAATTGTGCAAAGTCACCGTCTGTACTAATAATAACATGATCGTCATTAGGATGTGATTGTACCCAGCCTGCAATCAAATCATCTGCTTCAAGTTGCGGATGACGCATAACAGTACAATTAGTTTTTGTATCAATAAATTCTTTAAACTCGTCAAAGATTTCCCAAAACACTTTATCTTCTTCTGCTTGTGCAGGAGTCATCGCATCGCGAGTTTCTTGTCTATTACGCTTGTAAGGCTCGTAATAATCTTTACGCCAACTGCGTCCTTCTAAGCAGAACACAACATGATCTGCATCAAAGTCAGTCCACGCTTTCTTTACACCATTTAGTGTAATGTGCAATGCCATGCCAACCTTATCATCTAGACTGCCACGTACTACATGACGAGCTCTAAAGAAAGTGTTTGCTGTATCTACTAAAACATATGTACTCATACTAATTCTTCCACAATTCCTAATGCTTCAGCTAGTATAAACAATATTCCTGCACTTGTCAAGTTTCCTGCTACCAAAAAACCGCCTGCACCAATTCGTAATACACTTTTAACTAAACTTACATAAAAGTGTCCTTTACTTGTGTCTTTAGGTTGTATACTCATCCGATTGAACTCTTATTTTTATCAATTGGAACTACGTTTACAAATCCCATCTCTCTATCTGTATCTAAACCTTCTTCAGATAGCATTTGTGTTACAATAGTTCTAAACCAAGAATCTACAATTTGTTCGTTAGATTCACCTTTATAACCTGCGTCAAGTAACTGTTCAATGAATTCGTTATTCCAATCAAGTTCAAAAAAACCGTTACGAATGTTATCAGGATTAACTTGGGTATCTAGTACAGCAACCCATGCCTCTCCTTTAGCAGTTGCTTCTTCTTTTTCTTTTTGTAGTGCTTCTCTACGAAGATCTTCAGAAGTCTTTTTTACATCAACTTCTTCTGCTGTAATTTTAGGTTTTACACCTAAAGCCTTTTTTAATTTATCCCAGTTCATATACCTGCCTCCCTAACTCTATCCTCTAGAGTTTTTGATTTTTCTTTTTGTTTCTTTTGTTCGTCAGCTTTGAACTCATCTGCATCAAAAGCATTCTCAAGTCCCCCACGCATTTCCGAATAGGCTGATGTGGAGTCTTGGGGTAAATCTCCATCCTCTTTCCATACACGCTTCGGCAACGTCTTTAACGTTGAGGGAATATTCTTCACTGCGTCCGCCCAGCGGCATAAGGTATACCGGACATTGTACCCCGGCGTCTCTGTAAGCCTCCACAGCCCTAGTAACTTCGTCAAAATCATCTTGACTAGCGACAACAAACTTGAGATAAAGGTCACTGCCGTCAACAAGGCTATACTCACGAGCAACATCAGGCAATATAGCAGTTTCCCAAGGTTCTCCTGAAACACTAAGTTTTGGGGAACAAGACCACGTGACTGTAAATCTGTCTTGATCTGTGAGATAGTTGAAGAAATCATCATGTAAAGGTTGTGTAGTGTTTGTTTCAAATGTAACATTTTTTAAATCCTGCATACGTGGATGTTCGAACAAGTCGATGTAGAGCTTTTGCCACGCTAACAGAGGCTCGCCACCTGTCATAATCAAGTGTATGTCTTGTCCATTATCTTGTGTCCACTTACCATTAGGAGTAAGCGACAGTAAATGTTCAACCACTTCGTCAACTTCTGCAAGTTTATTAAAGTGTTTAAACTCTGGGTAAATGCTTGCATATGTATCACAGCCTGTGTGAATAATAGGCAAGTCATTAAAATCTTTTGTAGTCTTATGAACATCCTTTGCAATCAGTTCTGCAACTTCTGCATTATGTTTAATGCCATCTTTGTGTTGCTGCCAACGATCTCTTTTTTCATTAGTACCAAAGTTCATACAACGAAAGTTACAACCAAAGGTGCGTAGGAATACACTAGGTACTCCTACAAATTTGCCTTCGCCTTGCACACTATAAAATGCTTCACTATATCTTAGTTTCATCGCGGTGCAAACTCCTGTTGTAATTTAATGTTATCAAAGAATTCTTTCTTTGTACCAGGATCAGTTTTAAACGCACCTTTTAGTACACTTGTTTGTGTTAAACTACTATGTGCCATAATGCCTCTATTTTCACAGCAACCGTGTGTTGCTTGAATATAAACACCACAATCTTTAGCACCTGTAACTTTCATTATTTCTTTACAGATATCCATTGCAAGTTCTTCTTGTAGTGTGCCACGTCTAGCACACCATTGTGCAATACGTGTATACTTGCTTAATCCAATAAGTTTATCAGCAGCAAGAATACCAATATATGCTACACCTGTAACTGGTTGATGGTGATGCGAACAAACACTTTTAAGTTCGCTACGCACAACAAGCATACCATCATACGCATCATCTGTATGATTAGGAAATGCAGTTGCATTAGGCTGCGGATAATACCTTCCACGCATCAATTCATGAATATACATCTTCGCCAAACGATTTGCAGTATCCATGCTGTTTGGATCGTTTTCTGTATCAATAATAAGTGTATCTAGTACATCTTGGAACTTGTATTTTAATTCGTTTTGAATCTCTTGTAATTCAAATTCACTAATATGTTCACTAATATTGTCATTTGCATAAAAACGAACACCGTTTTTTTGTAGTCTTTCACGTACTACTTGACTAATCTTTACAGGCTCAACATTGTCAGTATTAAGTCCTTTTACTTCTTCTGTCATTTTATTCTCCGAGTTATAGACGAGGATGTCTATTGTTTATAGTAACATTATTTAGATTATTTGTCAATAGGTTAACTATGGTTTTTAACCCTCAAAATATTTTCTCAGCATTTCGATACGATCTTCTGCCGCTGCCATTTTATCAAGTTCTTCTTGAATTGCTTCGACGATATCGCTGTGTTCGCCAATACCTACACTTTGGTTCATGTAAACCATAATATTTGTTTTTGCTCTTTCGAGCTCACCTTCGGCGTGCATACGTGCTGCTTTTACTAGTTGTTCTTTCATTCCTTTTTCTCCTTTAGTGCTTGTCTTTTTTCATATTCGGCTTTTTTCTCAAGGTATTGCTCCTCTGTTAAACTATGCCAACCTACACAACGTCCTGTTGGCGATCTTCCACATGTACAACTCATGTTATCTCCTTAATCATATTCCCATGGAAACACAATCCATGTATCTTCTTCACCTGTATCTATGGTTTGCCATACATAGTCAACCCCATCAAACTCGGTATGTGTTTTTTCACACATTACAGCAAAGCGAACATTTTGATTCCAAATGGTATCCCAGTTTGGACTATCTGGTAAACAACCTGCTTGCCAATCTTCTTTAATCCATTTAAATGTAGCACCAGTATCGTTGATATCATCTACAATTAAAATTTTCTTTTTCTTAGCAGGATCGCTAGTAGATTTACTCCAAACATCATCTCTATCAATTTGAGATACATACCCAAACGCATCTTCTGCCATCCAGCAGTTAGATTCAGGTCCAGTTTCTCCTTTGTTATCACGTAACCGTACATCTAGTGCATAATGGTCGCAGTCAAGCAAATGACTAAGCACAACACTAACTGGTAATCCACCTCTGTTTAATCCTACAATGTAATCTGGTTTAAAGTTTGTTTTGTACATTTCTAGTGCTAGTTTGTGAGCGCACTTATGTACATCGTCCCAAGTATAATGTTTACGCTTCATTTATATTCTACCCTTTGAATAACTTCATCTAATGTCCAAGGTGTATCTCTACGTGATCTTGACAAGTTATAAGTGACATCCATTTTTTGTAAAATACCATCAAGTTTATTCAAACGGTTTACCGTGTCTTTAAGTTCTTGTACAATTTTTTCTGTTCTAGGTTCAATCATTTTTTCCACTCATCCATTTCAGTTTTAATTTCAGTAATTGTTTCATTGGCAATTCCTGCTGCCATTGATTGTACTTGTTCTAGTATATCTTTTACTTGTGCATAGTTGTATGTTTCTTCAACTTGTTCGCTGTATTGATTACGCAATCTATGTGCTTGAATACACATATCTTTCATTGCATTTATACGTTCAATCCATTGTTCTATACTATGTTGCA